TTGGTAGTCAGTAGCACGTAGTGTGTTGTTGACTTCCTGATCATATAGATGCCATAGTTGCTCACGTGCAGAAGGACACTTGGTAATCGCTAGATGCTCAAGTATCTCTTGTAGGAACTGCTTTTGTGAGTGGGCGATGGCTTGCATACAGGACATGTCGTCGGCTGTACGGTTGTCATCAGGATGGCTATGTGTAATGTTAGCTGTGGTATCGTACGCCATCCAGTTATCTACTATGTTGCGTATGAGTACGTCGTCTACTTTGCGAGGCACAACTATCTCGTCACGATATTTGGTATATCTTGTGTCGAGCTTGAGTCGGCTGGCATGTAGTTTGGCTAGTTGGAACAGATTAGACCAGGCTTGACGATTCTCGTCGCTGAATCTCTCTGTGCTATGTATTGCTGTTATTGTATCTTTTATTGCTTGTTCCATGTATGTTGATGTTGTTAAAAAGTGGAAGGTGTGTTACCCTCGCTTCGCCCAAGCGAGCGAGGGTAACTAAACCGTACATATTATTTAGCTGTAAAAATCTTATATAAGAAATATACATATAATAATAGATAGGATATACCTACTATATATAATGCTATGAGAGCTATTAGTTCGAATGGTGTCATGAGTATATTTTGTTGTGGATTTGGTACAATATGTATAGTACAAATAGGAACAGGAATATTTGGTTTATGAATAATGGAAATAACATATTACATATCTCTCATTTCTATAGTAGCGAATAGTGGTTCAATGTTCTTATCAACTAGTTCCCACTTCTTTTTATCTAACTTGTGGAGTTTGATGTTGAGTCTGTTTATACGGTGATTGAGTAGTACAATTTGTACTTGTCTACTACCTACTATTGCATACTCTCTGATATTGCGTATATCTTGTAAGGTTGGGAGAACTTTGATTGTGTTGTTCTCTGCATAGTTGATGAAGGAATTGATTTTAGCTTTGATTGTTTTCATATGTATGGTTTGTTGTTTATAATTGGTGAGACTTTTTTTTCGGTCGCCTCGCCCAAACGAGCGACCGAAAAAAAATCTTACCAATGGTATATGTTGTTCTTTGGTTCTTGGGCTTTGGCAAACCATCACACACAACCTCTCATCTTGGTTTGTGGACAAAAAGACCGATGAACCAATCTGGTTCTGGCGCAGAATGAGCAATAGCTCATTGTGTGACATAACCTGATTGGCGCGATTTGTGCCTTGGCAGAAATCGTGATCGGTCCCCCTCCTGCTAGCGAGCTTGTCTCGCCTGTTTCTCCGAAGCGGAATGGAACAAGAAAAAGGGGCGATTGCTCGCCCCCTCGTGTTAGACAATGTATTTGTCAACCCAGCCATTTGGCCATCGAACTAAGTCGAGTTGGACCTCCTGACCACGCTGAAGCTTGTTGTCTTGCCACACCTTCTCATAAGAGCCGGTTTCTAAACGGACAGTGTGAGGATAATCGCCGTCGTCTGATTTAGTTCCGATAGCGATGATAGTGCCAGACAGGTTCTGGACTTCAGGTTCTGTGATTTTATCTTTCATAAGCACTAAAAAGAGAAAGTTTGAATGGTCGGGGAAAATCGAAGCCGGATCTACCGAGCAATCTCTGATTGCCGGAGATGCCGTGCCTAACAACCAAAAGGATTACTTGGCACTGAGGTTGCATTTGCAACATCTGTGACAAGTTATCGTTTTGTATTGTTAGACGATTTCACAGCAACCCATTCACACTTTATCAGTGGTTATGAAAGATTAAATCTCAGGTTCTGATTTCCATAACCTTTCTGACACATCAACGCTCGGAACTAAATCAGACAGGCGATTATCCTCGCGCTGTCCGTTGAAACCAAACGTTGATAAGGTTTGGCAACCAACAAGCCAGCGTGAGTCAGGAGGACCAACTCGACTGTTCGATGGACGAATCTGGGTTGACAATACTGTCTAACCGAGGGGCGACAATCGCTCCTTTTTCTTGTGGAATGGAGCGTAGGAACGACAAACGCTGTGCGTTTGGCGTAACTCTCTATTGATCAACGCGTTAGCGTTGCTATTCTTCCAGATAGGGTCTGATTCTACGCTTCTATTAGGATCTGAGGAGCTGGAAGCTCCGAAGCTATTGAACATCAATGACATATGATACCATACTCTCACTGCAAGGATTCGTGGAGTCTGTAGGTGCATAGGTGATTGGTCCTGAAGGAGCGAGGCTCTGCGAGCGAAGAGGGGGGGGGTGTGGACTCCGGATACGAAGCGACAGGGGGCCACTGGGGGAAGTGGACCGCTGGCGCAAGTAAGAGTCCCTACTAGCGCATCCAATTTTCAATTTTCAGAGAAATAGTGCACAAAGGTTCAGTATATTCCTGATTCTGTTCACACTATTCACACCTAGCTCACACTTTTTTGAGCCAAGTGTGAACTATTTAGTAGTATCTTTATCAACGACTTACGTAACTGTTCACACAATTCACACTTTTTTCCTAGACATTAAACGCTTTGTACAACCACCCTAATAAACTGTGAATTGTGTGAACAAAGTCATAAGTACTTGATATTACTATATATTAGATAGTTCACACCCCCCTTAATAAAGTGTGAGCTGACTGTGAATAGTGTGAACGATTTGACATTTTGTCTCTTAGTGTACATATATTCAGTATGAGCAAACCAGACGGAAGGACCTACGCAGCAGGTAAACCGAAGCAGGTTACTAAGCAACAGTCGGCAAAGCGCTCTCGTTGTCACAGGAAACGTATGAAAGCAGAAGATGATATGAAGCAGGCTCAGAAGGACCTGAAAGTAGTAGAGAAAGAGCTTGATGTGAAGAAGCAGTTCTTGGAAATGATGGCAAAAGCGCCTACACCGTCCGAGCAGCGTAAGGCACTATTAGCTATGTTTGCGGAGCGAGGAATCAATCCGATCGAGCAGTTACTGGAGTATACTGACGATAAGGATGTACCGGTCAAGGAGAAGATCGCCCTGTGGAAAGAGCTTGCCAGCTACACGCAGCCGAAGCTTAAGAGTGTCGACGTCCAGGCAAATGTCTCCGGCGAGTTCAAAGTATTGACAATGGATTATAGTAAGATAGCGAAGTCAGATGTAGAGGAAGCGGAAGTGGTTGACAATAATGAAGGATATGATGAATTTATAAGTGACCAAGATAAACATGGCGATAACTGAAGATCACGATCACGTATTTGATAATGTGAGAGCACAGCTCGGAGAGCACTTCACAAATTACATGTTTATTGTGGTTGACGATGACGGCGATTTATTTTATGACTATACAAATCACAGGGTGGGGCGAATGCTATTAGTAGAAGCCCACCGTGACATGGACAGCAAAGGAGCTCAGCTAAATCTCATTTGGGATGAGGAAGATGCTGAGGTCGAAGACGAAGAAGAATGAACGTACAAATACCAGCAATGGGATGGCAGCCGAGAAAGTATCAGCTGCCACTTCTCAAATATATGACACAGACGAAGCGCAGCTTACGAGCTTGCGTTGCGTGGCACAGACGTGCAGGTAAGGATTTGACCTGTGTGAATATCATGGCGATTAAAGCCATGCAACGAGTAGGTACTTACTGGTATATTTTACCGTACGCAAATCAGGCGCGGCGTATCGTGTGGAATGGTATGACAGGCGAAGGTAAGAAGTTCATTGATTATTTTCCAAGAGAGATAGTAGAGAAGAAGAGTGAACAGGAAATGCGCATACATCTTAAGAATGGAAGTGTCATTCAGCTTATGGGATCTGATGACCCAGATAAGATGGTGGGAGCGAATCCTGTCGGATGTGTATTCTCTGAGTATAGTATTTCTGATCCAGCTGCGTGGCAGTTGATCAATCCGATCCTGGCAGAGAATGGTGGGTGGGCGTTGTTTAATGGAACGCCCAGAGGAGAGAACCATTTCTACAAGCTGCTTCTGCATGCGCAGGCAGATAAGAATTGGTACAGTAGTCATCTGTCTGTGAAAGACACAAAGGCAATTTCACCAGAGGAACTTCGCGTAGCTCGTAACGAGTTGAACAACGAAGCAAGATTCCAATCGGAATACATGTGCTCGTTCAAAGTTCCAATTGAGGGAGCATATTATGGTGAGCAGATGAACAAAGCGTACCGTGATAAAAGAGTCATAGACAACATCGCCGTCGAACCGACGCTACCAGTACACACTGCGTGGGACTTGGGTATGGATGATGCTACGACAATATGGTTCGTACAGTTATTTAAAAATGAGATACGTGTAGTGAACTACTACGAGAACAGTGGCGAAGGTTTACCACACTACGCAAGAGAGTTACACATGTGGGGTAACAAGAAAGACATAACATACGGTAAGCATTATGCACCGCATGATATTAAAGTCCGAGAACTCGGAACTGGTAAGAGTAGACTAGAGATAGCTAGGTCTATGGGATTAAAGTTTACGACCGTAAGAAAGATACCGGTCATAGATGGTATCGAAGCGGTCCGTAATATACTAAACCGTTGTTGGTTTAGTAAGAATGATTGTTACAAAGGACTTGAAGCACTCAAAGGATACCACAAAGAATTTGATTCTAGTAAGGGAGTATTTAGAAAGTCACCTGTGCATGATTCTAATTCTCACGGAGCTGACGCATTTAGAACACTAGCGGTTGGATTAAAACAGCCAGCAATGGATAACAGAAAAAAACCTAAACACACATATGACGTCACAGCAATCAATTGGTGAGTACCACAAGCTTTCATTATTAGATGAGGCAGTAGTACTGTACCATTCAATAGGTGAAGATTTTATTAAGTTATTAGACTTATATATAAATGTACAAGACGGACAGGAGAAGTATACATTTATAGGTCCAGACTATTTATTATTAGGTCATGTAGATAAAGATGACAAAGGACGTTATTGGCATGTATCTTATGCTGCACATAGGAAGCCAGAGAAAACAATACACCTGTTTTTAGAACTAGCTCCGTTTCAGCTTGACAGAGTACGGTTTTGTCGTTATCACAATATGGATACTGATAAGTATTATTCCTGGAAATCTTTAAAACGTATATCTAAATATGGGCTCATCACCAAAAGTAGCACCTCCACCTCCACCGCCGCCACCACCAGCGCCGGCTCCTCCTCCAACTCCGGTTGCTAAAGCTCCGGTTAGGCAAGCTACTAGTTTATCTAGAGTAGTTGCTTCTGCAGGACTATTAAGTCGCTCAGTCGGAAAAAGAAAAGGACCGCAAAAAGTGTCTGGTCGTCAAGTGTTAGGTGCAGGATTAAAACTGTATAAGCAATAATGTTAGCTAAACTAGTACAACGATACGAAGAACTTAAAACATTAAGGTCTAACTTAGACCATATGTTTACAGATTCTCAGAGGTATGTTCGTCCAAACTCTAATAAGTTTGATCACGCACAGACTACTAAACAAGAGGATGGCTCTCGTGAATTGTACGATGATACAGCAGTTTGGTGTAATCAGATGTTTGCTAACGGCCTAGCAAGCAATCTGATACCAAAGTCAGATCGTTGGTTTTATTTACGTGTACAAAATGTACCGCAAGGACGACTTACTCCAGAGGAGTTAACTTACATGCAACAGGTAGAAGATAGAATCTTACATGAGTTCTCACTACCTGAATCACAATTTTATTCTACAAGTCACGAATGCTTTTTAGATATCGGTGCTTATGGTACATCACCTGTACAGATATCTGAAGTAGACGGAGTTGTTAATTACAGATCTCGACCACTAGCTGATGTGTTTTTCGACACAGACATGCATGGTAAAGTAGATACAATTTATTATCGTTGTTATAAGACTGCACGTCAGTTGATGCAGATGTTCCCACAAGTTGAGGACATGAAAGGATTTAATCCTAAAGATTCTGTACATAACAAATACGAACTTATATATACAGTTGAGCCAAATGAGAGCGGTGAAGCAGGTGGACGTATAGGTTCAAACAGACCGTACAAGGTTACATACTGGTGTCCAAAACTAAAAGATGTAATACAAGAAGACGGTATTAGTTATTTTCCATTCTTGATTCCACGATGGTCTAAGTTGGCAGATGAGATATACGGACGTGGTCCGGCATTCTCATGCCTGTCACAAATACGTGCTCTTAACAAAATGGTTAAAGAAGCATTGACCGCTGCTGAGTATTTGAATTTCCCAACATTGATTGCTGAAGAGGATAGCATTATGCTTCCTATGAAGTATGGCTCTAGACAAGTTATGTTTCACGAGCCAGGTAGTGAGAAACCATCTCCTATACTTGCAGGTAATCAACCACAGTATGTTATGGAAATGATACGTATGTATCGTGAGTCTATTAATCGTGCATTCTTTGTTGATCAGATTATTAGACAAGAAAAGAAAGAAAGACAATCAGTACTAGAGATACAAGATACACGTGGACAGATGTTAAATCAACTTGCTCCCTTGCTTAACCGCATGGAATCAGAATACTTAGGACCAGCAATCGAAGCTACATTTACTCTACTTGAAAGAGCTGGTACATTACCTGATCGTCCAGAATCTCTGGATGGAGCAATCCTTGAAATTTCATACAGCAGTCCTAGTTCACAATCTCAATACGCTACACGTTTGTCAGACATACAAGCATTTATGCAAGATGTTGCACCGTTAGCTCAGATTAAACCTGAGATACTGCAAGCACTTAATGAACAAAAACTTTTACAAAGTTACTCTAAGTTTAGAAATCTAGACCCAGAGATTGTTAAATCTGAGCAAGAGTTTGCACAGATGCAACAACAACAAGCTGAAGCACAACAACAAGAAATGGCAATGCAATCTGCGCCACCAATAGCCGGAGCTATGAAAGACATAGCACAAGCTAAGCAAGCTGATCCGGAAGGCATGGGGCAGTTACTTAATATATGAGCAAACTAAATAGTTTACAAAAGCTTATTGAAAGACGTAAGCTTAAGGAAGACTTGACGCATATTATAGAGACACCTGAAGGACAAAGATTTTTTAAGGTGTTACTACGTGAGTGTCATGTTACTAAACCTGTATTTCATGCAGAAGAAGCAAAGCTACGAGAATGTGAAGGTCGTAGACGTTTTGCTATGAGTCTGCTAACTTTACTAGCCCAAGATGATCCACAACAATTAATTGACAAATTAGAGGCAGAAGGGAAGAATTTATGACAGAAGAAGAAAATGTAGAAACACCAGGAGTGTTAGGATCTGATCCAGCACCTGAAACAACAGAACCACAAGAAACATCAAATGATGGCGGTTGGGGTTCATTAGTTGAATCACTACCTGAAGAGTTACGAGGCAATGAGACTATACAAAACACAAAGTCTCTTGAGTCTATGGCTAGTCAGTTAGTTAATGCGCAAAGTGCTTTAGGTACTAAGCGTATAGAGCAGCCCAAAGAAGATTGGGGAGATGAAGAATGGAATAAATTTTATGATAACGTACGTCCAAAAGATGATACGTATAAAATCCCTGAAGTTGCAATTGAAGGAGTAGAAACAATTCCTGAGTTAACAGATGAATCACAAGACGAACTAGTACAGTTTGCAGGTGAGATGGGGTTATCTCAGAGACAGTTTGATAAGTTATACCAACGTTATATTGAATTAGGTGTTCAAGGTGACAATATAACTAAAGAGCAAACAGCTTCTACAATTAAAGAACAAAGACAATCTATTCAGATGGATTGGGGAGAAAACTATGATAACAATCTTAAGCAAGCTAATGCAGCTTATGAAGCATTGTCACAGGAAATACCAGAGATTAAAGACTTAGTCGAAGGTAATGCCGGTGTTGCTAATCATCCTGCAGTACTTAAGTTGTTTCATAAGATAGCAGACTCTACACGTGATGCGTTACCACCAGCTGCAAATAACCCAGCAAGTGGCTTTGCAAACGACACAGTACACGGTGTTAAGACTGCAATCCAAGAATTAGATGAGAAACATACTCAACTAATTATGGGTGATCCATCTGGTATGTCTATGGCAGATCGTACAAAAAGACAAGAAGTTCTTAATAAACGTACTGCTTTATACTCTCAATTGTATCCAGATGGTTAATCCAGCTTGACAATTTACTATTTATAGGCTATTCCGATACTTGTTGGGGTAGCCTATTTTTTAGGTCCTAATAACAGCTTAGGAAGGCCGTTGGTTGACGTTATAACTAGAAGAGTCCGAAAGGGTAGCTCAACGACACAAACTACAAATTCTAACTTCTATTATAAATTAATTAAAATCTTATGGCATACGAAGATCCATCTTATATGGCAGCTGACGGAGCAGGGACTCTAGCAGGTGGCATTACAATTAATAACGCTTATGTACAAGCGTACAAAGAAGGTTTTGAGCAAGCATTCCAACAAACAGAATCTAAGCTCCAGCCTTTTTTCGAACAAGAGTCGCAAAACGAAGAGTTCCAGTATTTTGACCGCATCGGTGTTGCGGAAAATATGTCTGAGGACGTAAGCCGTTATGCGGACAATCCAAACTCAGAAATCACTCATGACAGACGTCGTATCGGACTTAAAGACTACGAGCTAGGTAAATATGTAGATGAGAAAGACCTCAAACGAGTTCTTACTGATCCTATGAATTCCTACACTCAAGCTCTTTTAGCTTCTGGTAAACGTAAGATTGATGATATCATTATCACAAAATTCTTTGGTGAAGCTTACTCTGGTAAAAAGGGTGACACAGTCAAAACATTTGCATTAGGAACTGGCAATATTAACGACGACAAAGTTTACGTCGGAGCAGGTTCTTCTGCAGGTATCACTACAGCAGGTAAATTCTCTATTGTTGCAGGTGCTGATAAAGAAGGATTCACAGTTGGTTCTAACTATGTTGATTCTGGTACATCAGCCGCTTCTGGTTTAACACTTGCTAAGTTACGTGCTACACGTACTACAATGTTACGCCTACAAGCTATCGACCAAGACGAAGTTGTTAACTGTTTCGTTTCTGCTAAACAAATCGATGATCTATTAGGGATCACTGAAGTTGTTAACTCAGACTATGCAGTTCGCAAATCACTAGTAGATGGTAACGTTACATCCTTCTTAGGATTCCGTTTCATCCAAACTGAGCGTCTTCCACAAGATGATGCTGGTCACCGTCGTGTTATTGTTGCAACTCCTAAAGCTCTTAAGCTTTCTGTCGGTACAGCTCTTAAGGGAGATGTATGGAGAGTTCCAGCCAAGAAAAACATTCCTTACGTATACTTTAAAATGTGTGCGGAAGCATCTCGTATGTGGGGTGAAGTTTCTGGTGAGATCCGTTGCGCTGAGTAATAATCTTAATCGAGTTACCTCCTTGCTAAATGCAAGGGGGTACTCCTTTTTATAATGCCAGTTACAAATTCAGCTAAAGAAATTATTAATAATGCTTTAAGATTGTTAGGTAGTTATCATATACCTGACGATGACACTTCTAGCGCTACTTATGAGATTACCCAAAGAGCTTTTGAAGAAGCAGCCAACTCAATATTTTCCGAAAACATATTTCAATTTAACACAAAACGAATCTACGGAGGACCAGGCACAGCAGTGTCTACCTTACCTGACGGCAGTAGCCCATCAACAGATTGGAGTTACAGACACACATTGCCAGACGATTACAATCTCCTTATTAAAGTTGTAGATAAGAGTGGCACAACAATTTTAGATTGGACATTGGATAATACTACTGCAGATGCAGATGCAGATGTCCCTTATTTATTTACCACAGAAGAATATATAAACATATACTACACCTTTATACCTGATTTAATAATTGGTAGCGGAACTAATCAAGGTGATCAAGCAATTCGTATGCCTGCATATTTAGCACGGTTAATGTCTTTACATATTGCAGCTAATTCAGCAATTGAGTTATCCGGATCCGAAACAAGAGCTGATTATCTGTATCAGACCTATGAAAAAGCTTTACGTCGAGCAAGAGTTATAGAAGGCAGATCTTCTCCTGCTCAACAATACATTAACGATAGTAACTCGTCATTTGTGAATGCAATAAAGTATTATGGCAAGGTATAGTAATGTACAGACTGACTTTTCAGGTGGATTAATTAGTGAATACATACTTGGACGTAGCGATATAGATCGTACAGCTAAGTCTGCAAAAGAGTTTACTAATTTCTTTCCTACATTGCAAGGACCTGCTGCTTACAGGTATGGTTTTAAACATGTTAATAAGCTTACGGATACAGATGAAGATAAAACAGTAACTGCTACTCTTACTTTAGCTACTAATCAGGTTTATAGAATTGCATTTAGCGATACAAAAATAAAAGTTTACGGTAGTAATGGTCAGTTAAAAGTATCTACTGCTACAGTATTAGTAGCACAAGTAGACGACGCACAAGATACTATTGTATTTACATTACCTACAAGTCACGGCTATGTTGTAGGTGATAGAATAACTATTACAGGATCTAGTAATAGTAACATGAATGCAACTCATACTGTTACCGCTATAACAGATACATCTGCAACTATTGTTATATCTAGTTATGGATCTGCTACAACTACAGACATTACAATTACAAAAGACTATTTAGTAAGTCCATACTCGTCAGCAGAGCTAGATGATTTACGTTTTAGTTCTGAAACTGATGCATTGTACATAACACACCCACTGCATAAACCAAGTAGATTATTTCCTTTAGCTGACTTATTATCATACACGCTTGTATCTTCTGATGGGGACTTTTTGTATGGTGATAAAACAGGTGATAAGACTAGCACAACAGATGTTAGTGCTGATGATGAGTTATTACAATCTAATGTAGCTATTGTTGGTGATACAAAATGGGTAATACAAGAAATAGCGTATGAAGTAGAGCCTTTTCTTGAAGCAGACACAAGTACTGCTGCATTTAGAATTTCTAACAATGAGTCGTATGCAAAGATAACATCTACTACTGCAGATTTCCAACACATTGTTGATTCTATAGCAGACTTAACTGTTACAGACGGTAATGTTGCTGACGCAGCTGGAGATACTATTACTATAACACTACCATCTGGTCATGGACTTATAGCAGGAGATTCTATTACAATATCTGGATCTAATAATGCAAACCTTAACACAACAGTTAATGTAAACACTGCTGCAGCTACACAAATAACGATTGTTATTGCAGGGTACTCAGGGAATAATACAAGTTCTATTACGATTGATCGAACAATAGTAGCAACTCGTTTATATGTTCAGTATCAAGTTGATGATCAAACTTTACTAGGTCAGGTAGTAGTAGCAAGCACATCTGCTAACTACACTTTAGCTAATCCAACTAGTACTGTTGTGTATGTTAGCCCTGTAGATGTTGTAGTCGACATTGAAGACTCACAAGCAAGACTATATTTAGTAGATAACGAAGAAACGACAACTACAGAAAATATAACTGTATTAAAAAATGAAGGTGTACCTGATAACAAAATATATTTAAGGTCTGATACAACGATATTTAATCAAGGTTTAAAAAATGCTTGGGTGTTAGTCGATGATAAACGAAGAGCTAATGAAGTAGTACTTGGTTTTTCTAGGACTACTACAAGATGGGTAAAGATTAAAGAGCATCTTGGTACAGAAGATCACCCTGTAGAGTTTACTAGTGGAGCATACGACAATAGTCAATATATTGCAGGTAGTGTATATAAGATACTTAATACATTTACTGGGACTTTGTACCAAATGGGTCCTTCTCAAACAGGTGATTTAACTATAACAACAGCTATACTACTTAATGATGGTAATAGAACATACACATTTTCAAATGGGTTAGGGACAGACCCTGACCATGCGTTATATAGCGGTAATAATCCTTTAACTACACAGCAATTAACAATTGCTAATCTTTCTACACAAAAACAAATGGATGTTGTAGAGTGTTACAATTTTGATGATGACGGTGTACCAAAAGTAGAAGAATATAATGCTTCTTCTAACCCAACCGGTAACTTGATAATACCACCAGTTAGTGACAACGTAATTGTTGAGCAAATTGCTAATGATGTTGTGTTAAGTGCTACAGCTCCTAGCTTTGTTGACGATGACATTGGCAGACATTTAAAAGGTGAGTTACCGTCTGGTAACGTGTATATGAAAATAGTTAGATATTTGTCTAGCAATCAAGTAGTTGCTCAAGTACTAAACAAAGTACCAAGAAACTCTAGAACATCTAAAATAGAAAATGAAGGAGCATTTATATCGTTTAGTTTTGGAGCTTGGTATAAAAACAATTACCCTAAGACTGTAACTAAATACGAACAAAGACGTGTTTATGGTGGTACCTTTAGTCATCCTAATTATATATTCTTTAGTAGGGCAACAAATGAGTACAGTTTCCAACCTACACAAAACGATAAAGAAGTTTTAGACACAGATGGTATTACCTATATTTTAACAAACCAGACTGCATCCATAAAATGGCTTGATGCTTTAAAAGATTTAGTTATTGGAACTACTGGTGGTTTGTATAGAGTTGTACCTAATGAGTATTTATATGGTGTTAGTGCTAAAACAATACGTATTGAACTTACTCAAGAAGAACCTTGTAATGCACAAGCTATATCTGTAGGTAATTCAATCTTTTACCCTGACCAAGCTGGTGGTAGGATTTTAGAGTACCGTTACGATCAATCTATTCAAAACTCTGCATCTAATGATGTAAGTAAATTAATATACCCTACATTTGTACACGACGGTATAGTTAAAATACAGTATCAACACACACCGCAGCCTAGAATATGGGCAGTGACTAAAAATGGTAACTTATATTGTTTATCTTACCATAGGCAAGAAGAATTTTACGCTTGGACTAAAATAGACTTAGCAGGTGCAACAGCGCATGATATCACTGTATTAAATGTAGGGAGTCAAAGCTTAACAGACTCTGTGTTTATTATAGTATCAAGGACAAACTCTACTACAGTAGTTAGCACTGAGTGTTTTAATGAGTCAGAGTCAGAATTTGCTGGTAACGGAACTGTTAATAAAACAGCAGCTCATTTAGATGCGTATGTTGTTACTACAAAGCAAGCTAGTGAAACAATTAGTTTAGATGTAAGCAGTCGCTTTGTTGATGGTGATACTGTATCTGTTGTTATTGACGGTGAGTACAAAGGAGAATACACAGTTGCTAGTGGTGTACCTCAAGGGTTAACACCATCTGCAAGTTACAAAGTATTTATGGCTGGTGTTAAGTATAATGGCGTTGCTACACCAATGTATCCTACATGGAACGGACAAAACAAACCAGCATATGGAGCAGAGACACAAAGAGTCGTTTCTATTAAGCCTTTTGTTATTGACAGCTTTTCATACTCAGTTGGTGTTGGTGCTCAACAAAAAGAAGTTACTTTATCTAGCACTTATGGTGTAGGTAATGGTTTTACCGGTTTTGACACAGAAAGACCAATTGCAGGTTCTACATTTGGAGTTGACAATATACCAACATTTAAACAGACTAAGCCCTACCCTTTAGTCATTGCATCAATCGTAACTAAAACAGACTTAAACTAATGGAAATAGCAGCAGTAGTATCTACAGTATTATCAGGCGTAAGCACCGTTGTTAGTTACATGAGTGCTCAAAACCAGGTAAAGCAATTAGAAAACGAAGCAACTAAAGCAAGGCAAGAAGGTGAAGTCCAAGCTCAAATTGATGTAAACAACACTGTTAACGAACAGAATGCATTAATTGCTGAGAAAAGTGCTACACAATTTAACCAAGCTGTTGCAGCTGATAAACGTTATACAGACCTTAAAGATAGCATTGCAGAAACTAGACGTAAAATGGATACTGGTTTCTTAAAGTTAGATTCAAGCCAACGTAAGTTTGGTGATGTTTTTGCATCAGAAGAAAAAATTGCTTTTGATAAAATACTATCAATGGATTATGCAGGAGCTCAAAAAGATTATGAGTTTTATAAAGGAGTTGAAGAGATTGACAGAAAAGCTGATTATGTATATAGCCAAGGTATGGCTAAAAGAGATTACACGTTAGCTAAGTTTGAAAACCAAGCAATTACTTACGAAAACGAAGCTGCAGCTACTAAAAGTGCAGCAACAGCCAACGCTATAGCTGGCATAGCTGGTACAGCTAGTAGTTTCTTTACACTTGGCTCTTCTGAGATGATTAAGTCAGGTCAAGGTTTTGGAAGCAATTTCGCACGTAAATTTTATGGAGTAAAATAATGGCAATTAATTTAAATTATAACGTTAGACCTTCAGTTAGACCTGACTCAGATGCGTTTGGTCCTAAACCAATAAGAGATCCTGGTGGCTTACAACAATCTGCGCAAGCATTGCAAAGTGTAAGTCAGTCAATGACGGATATCTCACAGGCATTAGATAAGAAAGATCAATCAGCTCAAACATTATTAGCACAGAAGTCTTACTCTAATTGGACTTCTGCTTTTAACATTGCTCACGAAAATTACAAGCAAGCAATTAACAAAGGTAGTAATGAAGAAATACAAGCAGCTGAAGCTGAGTTTCAAAGATTTCAGACTTTTGATGTTAATAACCCAGAGTATGTTGGAAAATCTTCTGGTGTTGTAATTAACAGAGAAAGTGTAATGCAACCGTATACTAATGCAGCTAGTGAGTCGTTTAAAGCAAAAGAAAACGAATTTAAGCATTTAAAACCTTACGCTGTAGCGGCTAATACACAGATAGACTTAGATAATAAAACAGAACAGCATCTTATAGGTTTAACATCTAAATACGGTGTTGGTAATCCTATTCCAGAGAAAGATGGAGATTTAGCTATATTTGGTGACCCAACAAATCCAAATAATCCTGGTATATTAAACGTTGAAAGAGATACAGCTATTTATGAAGGTGCACTAACGAACGAAAGTAAAGAAGGGTTTTTGCAGAATAAACTATCAGACGTGTTAAATATTGCTAAATATCAAATTGAGCAAGCATTGACTGTAGAAGCTGCGCAAAATACAGCAAATAAGTATCAAGGGATTATAGAAAATTATCCGTTATTTGCTAATCTACAAAACCCTGGACAAGAACTTGTAACCTATTTAGATAATGCTAATACAAATATATCAAATAGAAATAAAGAAGACGCTACAGTTAAACACAACTTTTCTGCAGAGCAGTTTCAAAGCGTTGAAAATCTTTCTGAGATTGCTCTTCAAAGTCAGAATGCAATAGCGCTTACTGGAAACCTTAATAAGTTAGATATGGCACTTAAGGTGTTTGAAGGAACTGTAACAGATGCAGATGGCAACCTTATAGAAGGACAGTTTAACTTTGCAGAGAATCTTACCCCAGGTACTACAGAGTATGATAAATACGAAGACATTAAAAAATTCTATCAGTTTAGTACTACTACTCCTGATGGAGAGCCAACTAATGTATACACAGACAGTACGTTAGGTCAGTGGATGGTTAATCATTTAAATACACCAATAAACGAAAGACCACCTGTTAATCAATACTTTAATGTTGGTGATGCAATACAGTTAAATGATTTAAACTTTTTAAATAGTTATGTTACTACTGTAACTAAGGTTTTTGATGAACGAATGCAAGCAGGTGATTCTGCAGGGGCTGTTGCTTTAATTGATCCTGAAATAGGTCAATTGTTATTTAATGGTCATCTTCAAGAGGCTAATCTTAAGTATAAGCAAAAGTACCTTGACGGTTATGATGATTTAGAGGATCCAGAAAGCTCACGAGATCCTTTGTTAGACAACTATAAAGGTGCGCCTAATGGTTTAGTAAAGTTAAACACTGAAGGGTTTTCTTTAACTGCAGATGCTAGTGTTATATCAAGCACTGTACAGCAAACTATAAAAGATAATCCTGGTGAGCTTATCTACAACTTACATGAAACAGTTTCTAGAGCAAAACAGAATCCTGATGCATACACACCAGATCAAATGAATCTTTTTTACATGTTGGATTATATATTGCCAACTGTACTTAATAACCCTAATTTTGACCCTAATAACCCTGTTACATTAGATCAAACACAGTTTCAGATTAGTATAAAAGAAGTAACTGATGTGTTAGAAAGTTATAATAATCGTACAGCAGATGAGGATGACCCTATAGCAGACAAAGTTAATAGGTACTCTAAGTATCTTTTAGGTGACGAAGAACAATTTAGAATGATGGGTGGCTATTTTATGAGTGATCCAAGTATGCATGAAAGTTATTTAGGTAATCGTCATGAAGCCTTAATCTTAGAAGGTGGTAACACACAAGAAGCGGAATTTATAAGCACATTAGTAAAAGCTAAACTTTATGACCTTATTAAAAATGACCCTAAAATTAAGGAAAAAAACGCAGCTTACGAAATAGCTAAATTTGAGCAAAAGCATCTTGATGTACCTACTAATACTCAGTTTAAAGTTGGAGGAAATGATTATTCAGTATCTTTACCATCTGAATTCAATGAATTTCTTTTAGTAGACAAAGAAGGTGTACCTCTACCAAAACATAAACAAGACGGTTTTTTTGGTTTAGGTGAACTTTCAAGAAGTTTATACAACATACCTGGTGCTTTTGGTGTTGATTTTAACCCAGAGACTGATGCATCTGAAGCAAGAACAAATGCTGGTTTAAATGTATCAAAAGGTAGAGTAGAGCAGTATGCAGAAACATACGCTATGTTAGTAATGACTGAAGGTTTATTAAATGGTAGTTTTGACTATAATAGCTTACGACAAATGGCTAAAGAAAATGATTGGGATTACGAGTTTGATAATCCTAAATTTTATGACCACAAAAACCAAAAGTTTACAAGACTAGGTGTAAATGCTTTTTTAAAAGGTATGATGAGACTTTCAGATGAATCTGGTAAGCCGATGTCTACAATCTCTGGGTACACTTACGAAACTAGGTACGGTGAAAGAGTAAAAGTACCTGTTGTTATGATGACTAGTGGAAGTGGTTATGTAAAATTAAAGACAAATCCTAACTTTCCATCAGTTCAGAATTTTGCAAATGACACAAATGCTTACATGGCTAAAGAGCAATCAACTCAAATGGGTACTTGGAAGTTTGGTCATTTTTCACATTCTATGAAAGATAGAATACTTGACCAATACGAAGATTTAAATAGGTTTGGAGATGATTATAGAGGACCAATTGGAACAGCTATGGATTTAACTACTCCAATGGTAACTCCTTTAGACGTACTTTAATATATGACATTATATCCTGCACAAGACAGAGACTCTAATTACAGAGATCCAACGTTATCAGATTTAACAAAAGTAACTGATGAGACTCCTCTTGATTATGGAGTTGTAAATCAGATTCAAGCTAACTTTAAGAATGGGTTTAATAATAACATTACCGGAGTTACTGCTAGATGGTTAGGTAGCTCTGGACGTAGATTACATGATAATCTTTACGGTACTGAATCTGCGTCTAGAGAATATTATGATGACAGTCCTGCACCTGTGTTAGGTGTTAACTATAAGGGTCAAAGTAAGTCAACACTTGATTGGGAGATAACTCAAAAACTAAGGCAGGTCCAAACTCAAAGAGAGGCTCAAGCTGGTAATCGTCCAATACGTTCAGCCGTATCAGCATTTGCTGGTGGTTTTACAGACCCTCTTGGTTTTTTATTACCTGCAGGTCAATTAGGTAAAGCTAGATTGTTTCAACAAGCTGGTTATTACAACCAAGCTACTAGGCTTGCTACTTGGCAAACATTTAAAACTAATATGGCGTATAACACCTTATTAGAAGCTCCGTATGCAGGTATGCGCTTAGATATGGGAGATGAGTACAATGAAGAAATGCTAGGAATGTCTCTTGCTTTAAATCCTGTGTTTTCAGGAGCATTTGCTGGTTTAAGAGGATTTTCTTTTCATAGACAAAATAATGTTTTAAAAAGAGCCGAAAATGCAGACGCACAGTTTAAGAGTTGGATGGACGGTCAAAGACAAGCCTTTGATGAGCAAAAAGCTACTGTATATCAAAATGAGAATGGACAGCAAGTTATTACCGGAATAGGTGATGACTCATTACAAGATATGTTTAAAAGAGTCTATGACTCAAATAGTGTTTTTGCTAATATAATTGATTCAAACCCAAGACTTAAAGATATAATGGAAGGTAGAGTAAAAGAAAAAGACTTTACTTTACAAGATAATGTAGACATTGCTGCTCTTATGCATATGAGAGAGTTGCACACTAAATTAAATTCTATTTCTAGAAAATTAGCAAATGATTATTTAGATGGACTACATTCTAATCCAAAATTAAATGTTGGCAAAGCGTACAATGATTATAATGCAAGAGTAGCTCGTATTACTAAAGCAATTACAAGTGGTGACTTTTCAAAGTTAAAAGATTCTGATATTGCTTGGTTACGAGATAACGAAGGAGTTATAATAAGAAGAGGTGATGAGGACATACCTTCTGGAAGAGACGGAGTAGTTGTTGAAGAAGGCGTTGGTTTAATAACTGAAGGTGCGCAACAAGCTAACGTAGTAAGAATGCAACAAGAATCTTTGCTTGGTAGACCTAGAGACATTACTGAGGTATTAGATGAAATTGATGTTAACGGTAGAAATGTTGTTGATTTGTACCAACAATTAGTATTAAAACCTGGTGAAAAAGTTAGAGCATGGTTTGATGATCCAGAAAACCCTAAAC